CGTGGAGTATGCTCCGATCGTCGCCTTCCACCGGTGTGGCCCCGCGCTTGCAGCTCGACTTGCCGCCGCTACGCGGCCAACCCGGTCCCTGCGGTACGTGTGTTTCACGTTCGCGGCGACAGCCGTCGCAATCGGAACCGCCACCTATTTCTTTACAAGGAGGCGCGACGAGGGGCACGTGGTGCATCTCGGCGCAACGACGCTGCCGTGGTATCGCCGCTGGGAGCGCATCGGCACGCTGCGTATCGCCGATGAAAACTTCGGCGGCACTCAACTTACATACGACAGCACGCCGCGTATGGATTGGCGGCGAATCGGACGAGGCGTCATGTCCCTCTTCACGCTGCGCTTCGTCACGAATCCGGTAGCGCACATGTTGTTCCCGAGTTGGATGCCGTACAACCTCGAATACGCACCGCCACCGCTAGACCTCACGCGATTCGGCATTGAGCCCAACCCAGGCCCGTTGCCGCCGGTCAACTTCGCCATGTTCAATGAGCTAATGCTGTTGTCGCGCATGCAGTACGTGCGCGTGATGGCCCGGCATGCACTTCCCACGCTTGCTGTGGGCGCGGCCATTGGGTATGGCTACGCTTGGGTCGCCGACAACCGAGCCACACCGGGCGATCCTTTGCACAGCCATGATGCCACCACTCGCACCAAAGCCCACGTGGCGCACGCATTGCCAACGCTTGTGGCCACTTCCAGTGCGCTCGTGGCGTTCAACTACTTTGCGCACCTGCCGTTCCGCATCGTGCCCGGGCGCGTCAATCCCCGCGCATGGGCGATGCGATTCGACTCGAAATACATCGAGTGGGCAGCGGACACCACTGAACGCGCCATTCGGCCCGAATTGCTACGCCTCGGGTTGACGCCGGAGGAACGTGCTCAAGTCACGTATGAGTACCGAGCACGAGGCTATCTCGCGTTGCATGGCGCGCGTAGCCGGTGGATTACGCATCACGCGCTTTGGGCAGGTGCAGGCATCGGTGCTTTCTACTACAGCCTTACGCACACCAAGCCACCGCCAAAACACAAGCGTGCGAAAGCGGCACGTGACCTGCTAACCAGTCAAGGCGTCGAGCCAAACCCCGGCCCGTTGCGCCATCCCGTAGCCACTTTCCTCGCGACCGCCGTAGCAACCACGCTCGCGAGCGTGCTGCCAGTGCCATTCATGTGGAGCCGAGCACAGTATGTAGCCGGGCGCGGAGGCTACAAGCGCGACCCCTTCGCAGTAATCGTCCGCCGCACTAACTCCGCCCTTGGCACGACGACCTGTCCTACTGCAGCGCTCGTCGGCTACCTGTTCCACCACTGGTTATTTGCAGGCGAACGTGTGCAAGATCCCGAAGCACCACCAGGCCATGCGCGTGTGTTCATCGTCGAGGACCCCGTCCCACGGTGGATCACCATCGCCGAATGGTACAAGCTACGACCCACACCTGACAGCATTGTAGCGACGAATAATTTCGTGCTGGTCGACGATCGCGGGCTGCCGCACAGATTGCGGCTTGAGCAAACCGGCGCGGACCACGACTTCGTTGAACACCTCACGCCGACTCAGCAGCTCGACTGGCACCAGCTACGCGCCAACACGCACGCGCGCGATGAGCTAGTGCGGTATGGCGTCGAACCGAATCCGGGGCCTGGCTTTCAAGACGCCGTAAGGACGTTGTTGCGCGGCATATCTCGACGGGTCTCCCGCGCTCAGCACATCGCGCGGCGAGTTGAACTCATTGCCTATGCCGGCTCGGAGATGATCGTGCCTGGTCGACATGAGCTGTACAAACGCGTCGAAATCGTGAATGGCGTCCCGGTGGTGCGAGCGGCGGCGCGGTACAAGCCGCCCGACCTACTGGATCACACCATCTTCCCCCATCGACGCATCCGCGAAGATCGCAAAGTCAAGCACCAATACGTGCTCGGCATTGGTATGAAGCACTACCGTCCTGTCACAGCAGCTAAAACTCTTGACAATGAGATGGAGAGTCTGAAACGGCGTGTGCTCTGCCAAACCAGTGAACAGGACCCGGTGTACGTGGCCCAGGCTATCCGATGGTGGAAGGCCAATCGGAAGTATCTGCTGCCCGGGCTGCGCCGAGACATCCAGTCCGTGCCGTTCGATGAGTACATTCGACGCGTCGGCTCGACGCCGGCCGTTAAAGAGAAACTGCTGGCGGCTAAGGCCGAGTTGGACGAGCTGGGGATAACCGAAGACTCCGTGTTGCCCCACAATCTTGTCCGCGCCTATTCGAAGCGCAGTATGTTCCTCAAACTCGAGAACCTCAATTACAGGACGCCGTACGGCCGCAAGAACAAAGCGGCCAGATGCATCATGGTGCCAACGCCCCATTTCCAATGCCTCGTGGGGCCATGGGTAATGGCGTTCCAAGATGCAGTCAAACGGTGCTGGACCATTCGCAACCACGTTACGTTCACGTCGGGCCTATCGGCCAGTGAACTCGCGCGCAAGGTCATAGACACCCACGCACTAGGATTTAAGTGCGGTGGTGATGATGCTGCGCTGTGGGACGTGTCGTTGAAAGGTCCGCTTCTTAAGTACGAGGTCAGCCTGCAGAAGACTTGCGGCGCGCCAATTGCCGTGGTGCAGTTGTTGCAAGCGTCTACGTCACTCCGCGGGCGCTCCACGTACGGCATTGTATTCTCGAATCCCGACGGCCAGCGCAATTCTGGTGACCCAGGTACGTCGGTGTGCAACTCGCTCCTGAACGGCCTGATGCACTGCTACGCATTCCACCGGGCCACCGGCGTCGCTGCGCGCAACATCCACAAGCACCTTGTGATGCTCGTGCAAGGCGATGACAACTACATCTTGCACCGCGCTAAGTACCACGTGGACTGGCCCAGAGAGATGGCGAAATTCGGCATTAAGAGCGAGATGGAGTACTATGACTCGCCGTATGATGTGCCGTTTTGTTCGTCGAGAATACTCGACAGCCAGTCCGGGCCGCGGTTCACACCCAACGTTGGGCGCCTCATTTCGCGCATCGCGTATTTCGTGCAGCCACCGTTGAACGTGTCGCCGGAGAGTCTCGTCCGCGGCACTGCCTTAGGTCTGTACAATGCCGTTGCGCATCATCCCCCCGCCCGTGCCTATCTACAGCGTCTGTTGCAGCTTACAGAAGGGCACGAGCCTTACTATTCACCGGTCGGCGACTGGAAGATGCGGTATCCGTCGGCCGCAGAATCCTCGCCAGACACATGGGCTGACCTCGATAAATGGTACGGTTGGAACCATTCGAGACAAGCCGCATGGGAAAAGGAGTTGAGCACCATGAAACTCCACAGAGAATACGTCTCCACTGCAGGGTACCACCTATGCGAGGTGGACACGTCTGGGCCAAAGATCTCCGCGATGGGAGTCGCGGCGAGAACGGCCTAATAGCAAGCGCCTACGGGCGCGTTCGCGGCTTTGTGAAGGCGCAACCCCGAACGTAGAACTGCCACAACATGTAAGTACGCCGTGGCTAGGTGACACCTACAACCGTCCAGGACCAGCTATCGGAGCCCCTGCTTCTGATGGAACATGCCGACGCAGCGATATCGTCCTTCTCTGCTCGGCCCCATCGTCGAACCACCCGAGACCCGTGTCGCGCACCCCTCGGTAAGACCGAGCCGGCCAGGAAGGTAGCGTCCCGCCCCCGGAGAGGCGGATTGAAAGGCGCGCCAGCTTTCGAACACCTGAGCCCCAGCGTCGGCACGTTGACCATTGCCTAGGTGACGACTTCGTATGGCACACTACCACCATGCCTCCCAAAGTTTCAGTAACCATCAAAACACCTAGAACCAGTCGAAAGAAGAAATCGACCAAGAAGAAGACCCGAGCGCGCACCCATGGAGCGTCCTCGGGCCCCGCGCGGCCGCGAGGCATGCGCGGGCGAGGAGATGTGTTCGTCCCGGAGTCGCAGTTGGCGCGACTGGGCGGACAGAGTGCCGGACGCGCCATCGGCGGCTTCATTGGCGCCGGCATCCATCGACTCATCAAGACCTTCACCGGGGTCGGCGACTACCGGTCGAGCAACGCAGCGCTCCACAAGCAATTCCAGGAGCGCGGCTCATTCGACCGCGGCACCATCCTCAAGGGTGATCTTCCCACGTTCGGCGCCGCGAGTCACCACGTCGATATATCGTATCGTGAGTGTGTCGGCACCGTCGTCGGAACCGCCAACTTCTCCACTACCACGTACTATGTCAACCCTGCCAATCCCGTCGCCTTCCCGTGGCTGTCGACCATAGCCCCGCGATTCGCGCAGTACCAACCGAATGGCATCGTTTTCATGTACATACCCACTGTGGGCTCGTATTCTGCTAGCGGTGCACTCGGCTCGGTGACGATGCACTCGTACTACGATAGGGCGGAACCGCTACCCGTTTCGTACGTGCAAGCAGCAGATTCTGAGTTTGCCTCCAGCGCTCGAGCAGACGAGAATCTCTTGCACATGATCGAGTGCAAGCGCAACGAAGCCCCAGTGAATGTGTTCTTCACCCGTGGAACTAACGGACCTCCCACGCGCGACGCCGAGGACGTATGTCGCACGTGCGTCTCCACTGAGGGTTGCCCCACGGAAGGTGCTGTCATTGGACACCTGTTTGTTGTGTACAACTTCAGGCTGCTGAAGCCCAACATTCAATCAGGTCCCTACAGCACAGCCCGCTGGACGTTCACGTACACCTACGGACCCGCAGGTGATTACTACGCTCTCGCGAACGCAGGAGCGGGCAAGCGCAACGATATTCCAGCGTACTGGATCAAGAAGCCAAGCGGGTTGGACACAGAGCTGCGGCTGGTCATGCAGAAGGCGCCCGGTGTGTACCACCTGCGCATCGTGTGCGTCGGCTCCGCCGGTTGCACTGGCTCTGCGTCGCTCCCCAACTTCAATGCTGTCGTCGCTGCAGGTATGGGCCTCATCAACTCATCCACTACCGACTCCGAGAACAACGTCATCTCCGGGTCGGTCGCCAGCTACGACCGCTACTTCCTGTACTCTCCCATCACGCCAACGCCCGAAGATTGGGTATTCGAGATTCGACTGCCCACCTGGAATAGCGGCACAACCGTGTACTACACGTTCGAGCTCTCGCGAGTGTTCAACTACGATGGAGTCGCACTCGATGTCCCGAACTCGAACCCCCCCCACTTGTCGGCCAACGACACGACCGTCACTTGGACGCTGCTGAAGACGATGGTGTCAGATGACGGCACCATGACTCAGAAGCAGTACCCCTACGACGGGCCGTACCCGCCCGACGGTGTGGCTGTGTCCGCACATCCACCAACGACCCCGACCGACGACAGCGACGAAGAGGACTACCCAACGCTGCGCGTGGTCGAGCCGTTGCCTACCAAGACCGCCACTGACCCTGGGGAGCGCAAGACCAAGCGCGCTTCCAGTACTAAGTAGCGGAGCGGATGCAAGCATGCCCGCCATGGCATGCCCAAGATCTTGGCTATCACCGCATAAGCTCTATTGCGGTGGAAACAAAGCTAGAGCGCCACTGGCAAAAACCCCCTGCCAGTGATGACTAAGGGGCGCTCATGCGGCTGGTTCGCGTAACCGCATGATTGTAACTACTTGTAAGTGTGCGCCACCCCGAGTCGTGCTCGGAAGAGGCTTAACCGGAGGAGGGTCCGACGACTGTGAGCGTCAAAGTTGTGCCTAAAC